TAACAGGATCACCTTTAGTATGTTCTAATTTTCTAGGTTCTATTTTATCTATTGCATTCTTAATAACTAAACATTTTGATGTTGGTATATCAAACATCATTCTAAATTTTTCATAACACCAATGTGAATTAAATACATACCAATCATATTTTTTATGATTATTTTTATCTTTAAACCAAGGCACTAAATTAGCCTGGTCATATGAATTTTGTTGCCAAAGAATGTTTGGTTTAGTTGGATGTAAAGGTATTTTCTCAGGTACAGATGTAGTTATTTGTACTTTATCTAGTAGATTTTTATCTGCAAATCTTTCTAATAATTCTACCTGTAATTCTGTTCCGCCTCTAGGATTCATTTTTGATTCATTACTTTCTCTAATAACTCTAAACCTTTATTTGTAATAGTAACTGCTAAATCTTTTTGTAGGTCTTCAATTTTATTTTCTTTTAAGAAGTCTTCCATATTATTATAAGTCTTTCCAGTTTTCTTACTTTTAATAATTTCTACTGTCTGACATTCTATCTTTGGTAGATTATCCATTTTCTCCTGTCCTGTCTAATAATGCATAACTGATAACGCCTTTAATAACATCAACAGTAAATGCTTGCGCTAGTATAGCATCTCCTTCTTCTAAATTCAAGACTGTCTGAGCCGCATTAGCATTACATGCACCTGCAACACTTGCATGTATAAATTGATAGGTTGTAGATGCTGAATAGTCATAAACATACATATCTAGTGTAGCTGCATTTGATCCTGTATTAGTTACAGCGATATCTTTAACAATTGCAACTGAAGAAGTATTAATACTTAATACAGTTGTTGCATTTGTAGTTGTTAAACTAAATCCCTGATTTTTATAAAATATAGCCATGTTATACCGTTAAATCGTAAAATGATATTGATCCTATAGCATCTCCTGTAGTCGCACCAGATACTGTTCTAATTCCTAATGTAAATGTATCAGATACTCCAGCAAGAGAAGTTCCTAGTTGAAATGCAAAGTTATATCCAGTTGGTGCTGCTAATATTGCTCTTCCTTGAGCTGAAGAAGTTACATAATCATTTTGATAAATACCATCAACAGATGTTGTCATTGCTGTTGCAGTTACATCATATTCAACGTTACTTGATAAAGAAGTCCACGATGCTCCAGTCAAAGTAGAATTTTTCATGATACATACTTCATAGCTTTGATTTGTTGTAGGCAATACAATAATTCTATTTAATAATACAACTGCACCAGCAGATGTTGATTTTAATCTAATAGAAACTAATGGTAAAAATGTGGTACTTATTGTACCAAGTAAAGTAGTTCTTCTTGCAATAGTATCTTGAACAGTTTGTTGATAACCACCTTCTGAAATAACAGTTGAACAAATTTGTTTTAACGTAGAAGACGTTGCTGTTGTATCTGTGTTTTCAATTTCATATCTAACTGGAAGTATAGCTGTTTCCATATATACTTTTGTTTTTCCAGCTTGGTTAGCACATTGAAATGTATGACAAACTATAAGTTGTCCATTAATAACAAATCCACATCTAACATTACCAACTCCCAACCATTCTAAATCTGTCCAAAATATTTGAACTGTAGTTAAATCTAAAGTTAAACCACTTGGTCCTGTTCCATCTAATTTATCTCCATTCCAACTAGATTGGGATGCTGTATTTGTATCTACAGGAGTTCCAGATGTATTTGTTCTAATTGTAAAGGATGGATTTGATGTTCCGTTTTTTTCTAAAAAAATTCCATTATTATCATCAAAATAACCAATTCTTTGTCTAAGATTTGCTTTAGCTGCATTCATACAAAATGTTGTAAGAATAAGCATACTTTTACCAGGTTGATAAGGCATTCTTCTAAATGTTTGTCTTACAGTTTTACCACCTGATACTGTACCTACATTTAAATTTACTGAAGATTCATTTGTTGCAAATGTAACAGTAGATCCAGTTCCAGATGTAGAAGAACTGAATTGATCGTCTTCTGCATATCTATTTTGTGAATCAAATAATGTAAAAGGTTCAGATACTCTAAATCTGCCGAATGCATCTACACTAGTTCCGCCTGGAACTATAACTGTTGGATTAGTAGAGCTGCCTGTATCACATCCAAATCCATTTTGATTTCCATACATAAATTGTAGCATCGCTGCTTGTTCATTAATTAAATCTTGTTGATATCCAAAGTTAAGTTGATCTTTAATTGTGTTAACTGCTTCAAGTATTTGTCTTTGATTATTAACATCATAATTCTGTGTTGGTTCTGGTACATACGCTGTTATCTTTGCCATTATCTTCTACCACCTGCTTCAATATCTAATCTCAAAGTTCCATATCTCCAAGTTTCACCAACTGCATCATTTTCTATTTTTAAACTTACCTGTCTTCCTCGCACGCGCGTATCTACTTTATCAGTTGATGACGTTATAGTAAATGGACCCGTAATCAATGGTGGTGTTGTAGAAGGAGTAGATTCACTATTTGCTGGGTAATCTCTAAAAAATAAAGTTATCTTTGCATTACCCTCTAGACTCTTAAAGTCTGGAATAAATCTTTTAACACGCATGATTAATTGACCATCTCCTGCTAAACCCTGTTCAGATAGATCATAGTCCCCTGATTTAACATAAGCTGCAATAGCTGTTGCATTACCATTTGCATCTACTTCATTGACACCGGTTTCTTGTGCCCAGTATTTAGTTGAACCATATAAGTTACTTACACCATTAATAGTTGGAAAGGTTGGTGTGCCATTTGTGATATATTGTGTTGCATATGGTAAATCAAAAGTAACAGAATCTTGATATGTTGTTCTAGTTAAAGATCCAACAGCCCATGTATTTTCAACGAAGTTATAAACTACATTTCTATCTAATTGAGTTGAACCTGCTTTTGCATAAAACCAACCAACTTCATTATATAAACTATTATGATATGCATAAGTTATTTGACTTGCATCATAGTTAATTCCTAAATTGTCTCCAATATCTGTAAATACAAAGTCTTCAACTAATGATGGTAATTGTTTTACAGTTCCATCAAATGCAAAGAAACCTCCACCAAACCCCATCCAAAATACTGCACCCTGTGCAAACACCATTGCATGTTGACCAATACATCCACAGTTTGTTCCAACTTGTCTTACAGAGAATGTAAATGGAGGACCAACGAATTGAATAGTATAAGCTGCTTGATCTGTAAGAACTAATATATAATCTTTACCTTGAACAGCTCCGATAATCTCGTTTCCCGTATCTAGTCTAAATGTACCTGCAGTGTTTGTAACTGTTGGATTCCAAGTATTAATATCTTCTTGATTTGAGAATCTTATAAACATTGGATCTTGAGTTGAAGGATCTCCAATTGTAGTTTCTGTTCCAAATAAAAATAAATGCCTATCTCTATCTGATACAACGCTCATAGTAGATGCTGTTGGAGCACCAGATACAACTGCAGCTCTTATTGCTAATCTTCCTGGAGTCGAAGGATCCCAAGTATAAGTTGCTCCATTTTTAACTGTAGCAACTAAAATCTGACCATAGTTATCAAGTGACCAGGAACCTGGTGCAAGTGTAACACCGGCAGTATTTGATTCTTCTCCCCAATCAACCCAAGACGTTGCATTAGTCACTACCGCATTATCTAAATGAGATGCAGCCGTTGATCCGTTTGCGCCTCTAACACAACCTGTAAAATCTGTTGCTGTTTTACCAGTATAAGTAATTAATTCTGTATCAATATCTAATCTTCCAGTTGTTGGAAATGCTGAGGTTGAATCTACTGTGATTGTTGTTTGAGAATTATCAATTGCTCCATTTAATTGCGTTGTAACTGAAGTTGGAATTGTTCCACCCCAATATCCAGTTCCAAATCCAAATGCTGGAGTTTGAAATGTTGGTCCTATAAAAATATATGGAGTTGTAGTTAAAGTTCCACCTCCTGTAACTCCGGTTCCTGTTTCATTAGATGTCATTGTAACTGTAAAAGTTCCTGATGTTGGAACAGATACAACTTCAAAAGTATTAGTTGTAAAATCTGCTGATGTATAACTTGTTGTAGGTAATCCTGGGGTTGTTACACTAGTGAAAATAATGTAATCACCAACTTCTAATCCATGAGCTGCTTTGTTAATTGTAACTGTTGCTGATCCTGTTGTTGAAGTATATGTGCAAGAAGTTAATGGTGTTCCAAGTGGAGTAATATCAAAAAATTCCTGTTCATAATAAATAACTAATAATTTAGAAGTACCTATTGCTGCATATTTTTTACCATCTAATGCAGTCCAAGTATGCTGGTCTCTTGCAGGTCCTGCCAAGGTGCTAGAAACGAGTTGCTGAAACCCACCTATTTTCTGTGGTTCACCATAACGGAATCTTATATTATCACCATCAATCCATTGCCCTTCGGCTCCGGTTGCAGTTTGTTGTTTATTAAATCCAGGTTTAAATTGTATTTTTTGTAAAGGCATAATTCCTACATTATAAAATGCAAGATTATATCATGCTTTATTTAAAGTGAAAGTGCTAATTAGAGTCTTGGAAATTCACCAAGTGGTCTTGTTTTTGTATTAATATCATATTTATACAAATCAGCTAATTGTTCTACACTTGAAACTGCATTAATTAAAGCTTCCATATCATTAGATTTAGCTCTAACTGCAGCTCTATAAGTTGAAACATTTGCTGGAATTGCAGCTTGTGATTCTGCATTTCTAATTACATACCAATCTGTAGATTGTAATAAACCAGCAGCTTGAGACTTGATTCTAGCTACATGAATAGATTTTAAACCTTTATTTATAACTTGTTTTCCGTCTTGATCTAATACTGGTTGACCATTTTGATCTACAGAATTAACATCTTCTAGTGCTTTAGCAGTTGCTGGAGCATAAGACGCTGTAACTTGATTATTTGCGAATGTGAATGTTTCAGCACCATTCCAATAAAATTCTTGATCTTTTAAATTAGTTGTATCGTAAATAACTTCATAAATTCCAGTAGAATCTGTAAAAAAACTCTTACTTGAATTAACTGCTACTACCTGATTATTTTCTATTTTTGCGAACATATTGTCTCCTTATAGGTTATTTTTAATCATTTGTCTACCTTGCTGTAACTGGTATTCCACCTGATGTTACGAATGGATTTTCAGCAAATGCCATGTAAATGTACGTTCCACCTGAAGCATTAATAGCAGCATTACTCTCTCTTATTTTAAAACCATTTGAAAGATTATCTATACTCCAAGTACCAATAGTTGCTTCGTTAGAAGTAGTATTTGGTTGAAGTGTTTTTGGATCTCCATTAAAATTTTGATTTCTTACATTGTCTTGTAAATACCAATCTGCAGTTGAATCAGTTCTTTTAATTAAAATAAAAGCAGGTTTAAATCCTGTATATATAAATGTTCCATTTGTAGAAGCATTACCTGTGTAAGAACCAAATTTAGAATATCCTTTTATAGAGGCGAAGCAGTAGGCAATCATTGTACCAGCACTACCTATTGCGGCTTGGTCAGACCAAAATAAAGTTGATGTTGGGTCTGTGCCTGCAGATGGAGAAAACATTCTATCATCTGTGGTATTACCTTGTGTAAGGTTCAAAAGTAAATATTTATCCCAACCATTAACTGCTAAACCTGTTACCCAACTAGCAGTTTGATTTAGTGTTTTCAAAATAATCATACTTGGTGCAACACCTAAACCGTGTCCAATACTTGACGTACCAGATGTAGCTGTATAACTTACAATACTAAATCCCGCTGTTTGATTAGCTGATACGGTACTTGTTAAAGTTCCAGCAGTATTTGATACTGTTGTGTTTGCACCAAGCCAATTCCAACCTACATAACTTATACCACTATTATTTATACCAACATTACTTCCTAAACTAAATCCATCACTATTAAATGAACTTAAAGTATTAGCATCTGTCGCTTCTGCGGCAGTATTATTTGAACTTATATATTTAGTAGCAAGTCTTACAGCATCAAATAATTGATGGCTATATGCTGTTGGATCGTTTCTATGTTTTAACCAAGTGAAATCAGGTTGAAAACCAACTCCTGTTATAGATTGAGATGCACCAGTTCCTGTATAAAGAACTGTATTAAAATAACTAGAACCTTTATTGATCGTTGTATATGCCATAGTCTATCCGTAATCTGCTAAGTTTTTAGTACATAACGCATAATACCCACTTGGTACTGCGTATGAAAAGTTACCGAACCCAGCACCATCAGTATTGCTACCACCTGCATACATTGGAGAACCAAAGTTTGCTTCTCCAAAAGCATCTTGTGCTGTTAATATTGGAAAGACATCTTTTCCAGTTGGAAAAGAAGCTGGTATATCATCTGTTATAGATACAGCATTTGCAAATGTTTGATTAGTGCTTCCAGAACCATTTGCCCAAGAACCATTTTTACCCATATAAAATTTTCCATTATCCATGTCTAAAGCAAAAGTTACTATATCATCGGAAGTATATGAAGCCATATAAGAATATGTACTCCCATTATAATAAATTAAACCATTTTGATGACAACCAAAAACATTCGCATCAAATGGATAAGAACCCGTAGTTGTATATTGTCCAAAATAAATTCCTAATGCAAGGGTAGTATTTAAAGATTTAGGTTTAATTTCCCAGTACCATTTTCCTTGTGATGGTGAAAAATTTGCAAATGTTGTTATCCAATTTCCTCCAGTAACTCCAATACCTGCTTTTAAATTTCCATCTGAATAGGTATTTGCACGTGCTGTATCTGGTACATATAATGGATTCCAAGTACAAAAATTATTAGTAGGAGTATCTGTACTCTGATCTACTGAAGTTAGATTGTTTACTGTGAATGTGTTTCCGTTTCCTGAAGAATCTGTTCCAAGTGCTGCAGAATTTGCAAACTTTAAATAGAATCCATTAGTTCCAAACGAACCTGTATATGCTTTAGGTTGCCAGATTCCTGATGATGGGACCGAAGGATCTGTTTCACCGAATGAAGATGGTGTTAATGCTTGACCATCTATTCCATAAAATTCAGAAATATACCCACTATAATAACCACCACCTGTATAACTTCCAATATGTTTTGTTGAACCATCATTATCAAAAAATGGAATTACTTGATTTAAACTTAAATCATTAGAGGTAGAAAATGCAGTTATTTCAGAACCATTTAAATACATTTTTTGTCTATTAGACGCAGTTCCTTGCGTTGTGTCCCAAGCTACTACAAGATGATACCAAGCTGAAGGGTCTCTAAATACTTGAGTTGTAAATCTTGTAGTTGCAGCACCATTTTGAAAAGTTATTCCAGTTGATGAATTAAAAAAAATATAAAAAATAGTTCCAGTATTTGTTGCAACAAGATACTGTTGATTTGTTCCTAATGTTTTAAACCAAAAAGATAGTGTTCCAATTTTATTAGATGTTTCTGCTGAACCAAATACTATGCTTAAATTATCAGAACTACCAGAATTAAATCTTAATGAGTTTGCTACGTTGTAGCCACCAGTAACTAGCGCTCTTAAAAATCCAAATGCTCTTGCTGCTGCTGCGCCTATTGTAGATAATAAAGGCATTCTTTCTACTCCTTATTTAAATTGCGTTATTGATGCTAATACTACGTATGTTGATGCTGCTGTTTTTAATGCTGTGTATGAATACACATCTGTAGATGAAGCGTTTCCAGCTGTTGGAGCAGTTCCACCTTGCCAAATTGCTGTAACAGTTGTTCCATCAACTTGAATCACGTTGTTATAAAAAGTTGTATTCCCTTGTTTTGTAATTAATGCAACTGTTGCAGACTCACCTGTTGCTAGAGCCGCGTTTAATGCAGTTGAAGCATTTCCTCTTAAATTTACTGTAAAATTAGAACCTAAGTTAACGTTTTGATAATAAACAGCTTGTGTTAATACATCATATGTAAATGTAGTTATATATGTAGCTGAAATTGTAGCATTTTCAAATACACCAAATATTTTTGACTCACCGTTTAATGTAATTCTTCCAAGATCACCTTTTGGTGTTAATGTTAAACCAACATTTGTATCTCCACCTGTTGCAGAAATAACAGGGCTTGATCCAGCTGCAGCATTTGCTATTGTAATTTCATTTGTAGCTGATGCAGTTGTTGAAAATTTAATTTGTTCATTGGCATTTTCATCAATGATTCCATATGTAGAATCAATAATAATATTTTTTGCATTAGTATCTAAATTTGCAGATAATGTTGGAGCATAATCACTTGATAAATTTTGAAGAGCAGAATCAACTACATCTGTTCCATTAGAATAAACTAATTTAATTCCTTTATCAGCGGCAGCAAATGTTGGACCTGTTCCTGAAGTTGTTTTAATTTGAACAGTAAATGCACCTGATGTACCATTTTTTACTAGATATGTTTTTTCAATTCCATCTGGAATAATAACACTTACGTTACCAGTAATTGTACCAGTAAGTTCTATAACTGCATTTTTACCATTTGATAATGCACCATTTGTAAATGTAAGAGTTGCACCTGTTGTAGCATTAAGAGCTACTGTTTGATAACCTGCAATTGCTTGTTGAAGAATAACTAAGTTTGTATTTGTAATATCACCCCATGTACCGGCATTTTCGCCTGTAACCATTAACTCTAGTTTAAGGTCTGTAGAATAACTTGATACCATAATTTTAAATCCTTATTTTATAGTTTTATTTAATTTATGCGGCTGTGTCAATCTCTGTCCAAGTTGCAGCAGTTCCGGTATTAATAACTGTCCAGATTTGATTATTTACACTATTTAATGCTATAGTCAATCCATTTCCGTTGACTGGAATAACTGCCGTAGCTCCTGCAAATACTGTACCTACTGATGTATTTAACCTTAATCCAGTAATGCTTGCAATAGTATTAGCATCACCAATTGCAGTACCTTGAGCTATATTTATTTGTTGACCTGTTAATGTAACATTACCTGTTCCAATAACTACTGTTCCAATAGCTAAACCAATAGTAATTCCAATACCAGTAACTGTAGCATCTGGACTTGGATCTACTTCACCTTCGGCAACATTTAATTGTTGTCCTGTTAAATCTACATTTGCGTTGGCTAACGGAGTTACGCTATTTAATGTTAAGTTTAATTGTTGACCAGTAACTGATGTTATTACTGAAAGTCCATCAGAACCCCAGTCATAATCACCCCAACCACGTCTTCCCCATCCTGAATTAATTTCAGCTAGAACTGTTACACTATTTAAAGATAAATTTATTTGTTGACCTGTAACTATAGCATCAGGTGATGCATCAACATCTCCTTCAGTGATATTTAGTTGTTGACCAGTAACGGGTACTATTGCTAGTCCAAAAGCTTGAACACTATTTAAAGATGTATTTAATTGTAAACCAGTTACGCTTATTAATGAAATAGCATTAGCTGTAACGGAATTTTGAGAAACTGTTAAAGAATTAGCTCCACCAAATGATTTATTTCCCCATCCAAGAGATCCCCAAGCTTCATTACCTGGTGATGTTACTTCAACAGTAGAATTTAATATTCCACTCCATGCAAGATCACCCCAGTCGCCATCATTCCAACCGTTAGCCATAATAGGTGACTCCTATTACGCGTTGCCGATTCTTAGAATAGCCGCTGATGTTGTGTCTGCTGGAAACTGAATTGTGAAAGTTCCAGATGTTGCAGTCTTATCACTTCCAAAATCTAATACACATACTGCTGCATTTGTGTTTGATGTATTGTAAATCAAAGCACCTCTTGCAGTTAAAGTAACGCCTGTAAAAGATATATCTGCAAAATCTATAAATGCTACACCACTTGAAACAACTGGTGATACATTTGTTAAAACTCCACCACCTGTTACATACTGACCAGTATTTGCAACTTCATTTGTTGAAGTGTAAATAGTTGTAGATGAGTCTAGAGTTGCTGCAGAAGTATAAAGAGCAAGTTTAAAAACATTTCCTGTTGTCAACGTAAAATTATGCTGACCTTGTAGAAGTTGTCCTTTAAACGAATTTGCAACTGCTTGTGTTATTGGCATATTAACTCCTAATTATATTAACCTTGTTTTTGAATCTGAGGAGCACCTTCTTGATACTCATCTCGTCTTCTTCTTCCCATTTGTTCAATAGAGAATCCTTGTAATGCTGACTGATACTTTTGTTCATAAAATTGTATCATGTCTGCCGGACCCTTTAAAAAACCGTACGCCTCAACAAGGCAAGCATATAAT